TTCTTTCGGAAGCAAAAGACTCTGCAAAAAACTGAGCTTCGTCTGATGTTTTTGTACCGTGGTGGAAGAAGACTAGGTCGACTTGTTTCCTTCCGTTTAATAGGAAGTCAACTACTGCGACAGAATCAACTCCACCTGAGAAAGCTACGATACACTTATTAGGAATCTTTCCGATAAAGCGGATCATTCATTTTTACTATAACACGCAAAAGAAGAACTTTACACGAACTAGCTCAATTAGTTGAACTTTACTGTCTTCGATGAATATCTATTGTTATGGAACAAAAAGAATTCACTTGTCAATATTGCGGGAAAGAAGCAAAAAAACATAACTTAATGTCTCTAAGGCTCCACGAGATACGTTGCGATAAAAACCCGGAAAAGAAAACAAATATGAAAATTCCTTCTAGAAAAGGAATCTACAAAAACGACGTTCCTTCCGAGATAACAAAACGAAGAAGAGCTACGAAAGCTAGAAAAGACGAATGTATAAGAACAGACAGCTTCGTGTGTGTCCATTGTAAAAAAGAATTCAAGTCAGAAACATTTAAAAAATCATTTTCATTGCTAACAATTCACGAAGCAATATGTGACTTAAATCCGAACGCAAAAAAGTGGGAAAGAAAACCGTTTTCTGAAGAAACGAGAAAGAAGCTTAGCAATGCTTCAAAAGGTAAAAAGTTTTCGCAAGAAAGAAAAAGAAAAATAAGCGAATACATGAAATTAGCCGTTCTTAAACACCCAGAATCTTACACTAGCGCAAACAGGGGAAGAGTAAAACAAATTGAAATAGACGGTCTAAAACTTCACGGTAGCTGGGAAGTCTTGTTTTATCAATGGGCTAAAGACGCTGGCCTTTTCCCCGAGAGATGTTTGAAAAGCTTCGCGTACGAGTGGAATGGCACGCGCGCATATTATCCAGATTTTTATCTCCCGACGTTAAACATTTATGTAGAAGTAAAAGGATACGAGACAGAACAAGACAGGGCGAAATGGAGTCATTTCCCTGAAAAATTAATCGTTCTTAAAAAGATTGAAATAGAACAAATAAAAAAAGGAACCTTTAGAGGATTAATCTAAAGATTCCTTTTTAGTGGAACCTCTCGGGCTTGAACCGAGGACCCGAAAATTATGAGTTTTCTGCTCTAACCGACTGAGCTAAGGTTCCGTGTTTATCTGTTGGTTTGTTTCCTTGCCACCAGATGTTTTTATCTTATCTCAAGGAAGGCTGCTTTTACATACTTTTTTTTACACTTGAATTAATTTTAGATACTGAGATTCTACAGGAATTACTTCGGGTCCGACGATAACTCGGCAACACATTACGCCATTGTGCAAATATTCTTCGTCCATAACCACGCCACATTTTTTGTGATGAGGCGATGCAGGTTGATCAATCTTGACCCACTGTGCCAAATACTTTCTTTTCGTTTTCATCTGCTGTTAAAAAAGAGAAAAGCCCTACAAGCCAACAACAAGATTGCACAAAATAAAATCAAAAACTTCGCGGCCGAAAACGACATCAAGTTTTTTGCGAAATCGTTCTTTAGTCTAATCAGTTTCATTTTCATTGTCGAAGTTTAGGATTTCGCAAAGTTCGTTCATCACCGCTCTATGAATCTCTTGTATCGTTAGATCTTCTGACGGATTGTCCGTGTGTTTGTAGGCACGATTGTATCCGTATCGAACGGCGCGATCGATTGCATCGTCGATTACTCGGTAAGCGTTGATTTTAACGTTAGCTTGTAAGCGCATATCCAATAATAATTCATTCTTTTATGAAAGTGCACAAAAAAGAAAGGTCTCGCAAAGAGACCTTTCACTAAACTAAGTTTTTAATCGTCACTGCTGCGTTGTTTCAGCAGCCGGCGCGAAGAGCTCGATCTTGGACATCTCCTCTCGCATTAGATTTGCGAGATCTTCTAGCGTCTTTGTTTCGCCTTCGAGAAAACGTTGGAATGAATTCTGAATCGCGCCGTTGACGTCGACGATACGACAAAGGATTGTGCTTGGATCTGGTTCGTGAGTGCCTGTTTGAGTTGTTGTTGTTTCTGACATGTTTTTTCTTTCTACCTCGAAAGAGGACAATTTATATTAAAACAATGAGTCTTTTTTGTTCATTGTACAGAATATTTTACGACTTTTACGTACAGCCCATGACCGTTATGCCAGCTATCGCAAGAATCTTCTTGCCAAGTTTGGCGCGTAAATGTAGGTTGCTTTAAGCAACACGAGGCTGCCGCCGTTTCGTTAGAAAAAATTCCAAGAATTTGAGATGAGTTTGAATTTTCCTTTAGGGCTACGTAAACTGTCACTTGACTATCTCCATTTTTTCTTTGCCAATCCATCCTAAATGACCTCGAGGTGTCGCGACGACGAGACCTGTAAAACTAGAGTCTGAATCTACGACAATACAGATTTCGCCTGTCTTAATCCATACGCTATGAAGAACCTTCAAAGAATTAGGGTCTCGTAAATAGTAATAATCTTCCCACGGATTGGAATTGTACATCGGATCTTCTGGTAATTCATCTATGAGTTTTACCATAGTACCAGGCTTGACCTTCGTGCCGCTTTTCATTCAGACCTGGCGATTAATTCAATTTGCATGTCCAGTCTTTCGAGAATTCGACCATCATTGGTCATGATTCTATAAGAGTCATTTTCGCTATTATGGGCGACAATAATCCCGACGTCTTTGATAAATTCCCATCCAACCCCATTGTGATGTGGAGTCAGATATTCGTACTTGACCAAGTCACCTTTTTTCATTCGCATCCTGTAATAGTTCGTAGTCTAAAACAGGGCTCTCAAAAGCGAGAAGCTGTCTAGAAAAATCTCTTTTTAATTCTTCGGGGGTTTCACCGGCAGGAATTATGGGATTTTCTGTCCACCCCTCGATGCTACCGTCAGGCCGATAGTAGACCTCGTGAATTTGATACGAGACATGTCCCTCGAAGGTTCTTCGAACGATTCGGTAATTCCAAGACATAGTCAACCTACGACCAATAGGTCTGAGACATTTCCCCACCATACAGTCGATTTGTAGAAGATCTTTACACGTGCAGTGTTTTCTTTATTAACTTCAATTACGGTTGCTGTTTCTCCTCTGCGAAACGCCATAATATCGCTAAAGTTACTAATAACAGTCGATCTTACGTCAGTCCTGCGTTCCATCGAATCGCTCAACAATTGTATTACGACTCTTCCGTTCCGCAGCGCGACGATGTCGCCTGGTTTCATAGCGGATTAGTCTCCTTGTGCAGCATCACTGTCATTTTTTTGCCCTGCGCGTCTAAAACTTCCGCGAGAATCCAATGATCATATATTTCTATTTCTCTCAAAAGTATTCCTAAACGATTATCATTACTCAAGTAATCGTGCTTTTTAACGTTCGCCCATCGAACTAGATCACCCAATTTCATTCAGCACCTCGACGTGCCTTGAAATCTCTGACATTAATAGATCTAAATTCTTTACTACGCTGTCGTGTAAAAAACTAACACGATGCCAAGGATAACCCGACGAGTCGATTTTTAAAAAAACGCCCACGAAGCTATCGTCATATTTGTTTGCCAAAAACCCGCCGCGAACGCAACACAGATCGCCAGGTTTCAAGTGCATAATTTGATATTAAAACAAAAGTTTTTAACTTTACACGGTCAACCGACGCCCGAGTGCCCGTTCGATCCTGTCAACAACAAGAAATTTCTTGCTGGAATATTTGTCAATCCACAAAAAACCTGATAATCGACAGTTGATCCTGCCGAGCATGAAATAAACAACACGGTCGTTCTTATTTCTTCGTGAACCGTATCACCCTGATCTAAAGTGATGTAGTTCGCGACTGTCGATTCCAGTCCGCGCTCCGTGAAAGCTAACACGATTTTATCGCTAGCCAAAGACCCTCGATTGACTATGTTGATAAACTTCGTAACATAAGGAAATTCATACTTGTGAATTTGTCCCTGCGAAATTATCGAAGAAGACAGATACGGCAAAGCCGATATCTGATAAGCGGGAGTAGCGTATTCGCCGTTTGCTGGCCAACTAATAGACATATAGCTTTACTAAATATATCTTGTTTTGTGATACTTAACAATAAATAAGATTTATGTCGGGATTTACAACTTTAGGTAAAAAAAGTGGCGGTGGCGGTGCTGCCGCAGGAACGAACGCGAATTCAGTTGGCCCTTTCGGAACAACGCTCGTTTCGAATCTAACACCAACAGCACAGGCGGCGTTCATTTATGGAACAGTTCCAAACAGCGCGCAATGGGTTACGTCTTCAAACGGTACGGGGGCATCTGTCAGCGTTTCCGAAGGCATCATGTCTTGTTCATCAGGAAACTCGATATCTGGGTCTGCTGTCGTCAAGCTAAACCGTGCGATCAAATATCGTCCAGGTCAAGGTGTCGTTGGACGTTTGACTGCCGTTTTCGACCCAG